TTTGTTAATCCAGATGAGGGTAGAGAGTTAGTACAACCTAGTCCTCCACCTCCACCAACTCCAATAGAGAAAATAGAATTTACTAGAATAGCATCTGAAGAAAAACGAAAAGTTGCAGAGCTTGAACTAGAAGCTAAAAAATTAAAAGCTGAAACAGCAGAAGCTATTTTAGGTTTTGAAACTAAGATTAAGGAAATGGAGCTAAAGTATAATACACAACTTGATGCAGCTAAAATTAAAGCTGATGCTGATATAGAAAAATTAGTAACATCAAATAGAAATAAAACTTTCCTTGCTGCACAACAATCATCAGACAGACTAGAACAACAAGTAGATAATTTAGATGGACAACAGCGAACAGGACAAGCTCAACCAGGAATTGACCCAAGCGAACAAAGCTAAGGCATTATTTCAAGACCCATTATTAAAAGAAAGTTTTGATAAACTAAGAAGTTTATATTCAGAAAGTTTATTTAATACTGGTGCAATAGAAACAGATGCTAGGGAAAAACTTTGGTTAGCCTACAATGTAGTCAATAAAGTAGAACAAAATTTATTAGAAATGATTGATACTGGAAAACTAGCTTCTAAACAATTGGAAGATTACAGAAACAGTATTGATAAAAAAAAATTCTAAACAAATAAGTTTAGGATAAGCCAACCTCATAAGAGGAGCTTAACTTAAAAAGGAAAAACAATGTCAGAAAATCTAGGCAACCCATTAAAAGGATCAGAAACTGATTTGCAAAAAGCAACAAAAGCATTAGATGGTTTATTGAATCCAAAAGAAGAAGAAACAATTGGACAAACTGAGCCACCTAAAGAAGAAATTAAACAAAATTCTCCTGAACCCACAAAAGAGGAATCTGAAGAAGATCAACCAGAGGAACAGGAAATAAGTGAGGAAACTGAATCTGAAGAAGAAGAAGTTTCTGAACAAGATGTATCTCAAGACGAAGAACAAATTGATACTCAAGAGAAACTAGAAGATTCCACCTACAAGGTAAAAGTTGCAGGTCAAGAATTAGAAGTTACCCTTGATGAGTTGAGAAATGGTTACTCAAGAGATGCTGACTATAGACAAAAGACTGAAGAACTTTCTTATCAAAGAAAACAATTTCAATCTGAGTCTGAAAAGCAAAGACAAGACTATTCTCAAAAACTCAATGAGTTGAATCAGAAATTGTCTGCTGCACAAGTTGATCTTAACGCAGAAATTAATTCTGCTGATTTAGATAAACTATATGACGAAGATCCAACAGAAGCTGCAAGAGTAGAAAGAAAGTTGAAAAAAAAGCAAGATGCTTTGAATCAATCTTTACAACAAGCTCAAGCAGAACAAAAAGAACAGTTTAGTTCTTTCTTGCAAGACCAACAGAGAAAATTGGTATCTAAGATGCCAGAGTTTTCTGATCCTGCAAAGGCTTCAACTATAAAAGCTAATATGAAAAGTACATTAAACAATTATGGTTTTAATGACCAAGAAGTTGCTCAAGTGTACGATCATAGAATAGTAATGTTGGTTAATGATGCCATGAAGTATCGTAGTATGCAAAATTCAAAACCGAATATTGCAAAAAAGATTACTAAACCTGGCAAATCTTTTTCATCAGGTGTTAAGCAAGGTAAATCTGAAGCTAACTTAAAATTGAGGAGAGAAAAGTTTAGTCGTCTAAAAAAATCTGGCAGTATGAAAGCTGCTCAAGATATATTTTTAGATATGATTAACAATAAATAACCTCAACAATAAGGATAAAAAACTATGGCAATCGTAGCAAATACATTCCAAACTTATGCGGCTATTGGTAATAGAGAAGATTTATCAGATATAATCTATAATATCTCTCCTACTGATACTACTTTTATGAGTTCAATTGGAAAAGAAAAAGCATCTGGCACTTTACATGAGTGGCAAACTGATGCTCTAGCAGGAGCAGCAACTAATGCTCAAATAGAGGGTGATGAAATCGCTTTCTTAGCAGTAACTCCAACTTCTAGAATCAATAACCAAACTCAGATTTCAAGAAAATCTGTGATTGTTTCTGGTACGCAAGATACTGTAAATAGTGCTGGAAGAAATAACGAACTAGCATACCAAATCTCAAAAAGTTCAAAAGAACTTAAAAGAGATATGGAGCTTGTTCTTTGTAATAACCAATCAAGAGATGCAGGTGGAGCAGCAGCAGCTAGAACTTTAGCTGGTCTTGCTTCTTGGATTCAAGGTAATGTCAACAAAGCAGCTAATGGTGCGAATGGACAATTCAATCCAGGTGGTGGTGCAGTTGATACTCCAGGTACACTTAGAACTGATGGAACTCAAAGAGCTTTCACAGAAGCACAATTGAAAGATGTTGTTGCAAAAACATGGAACAATGGTGGTGATCCATCAATGATCATGCTTGGTTCTTTCAACAAACAAAAACTATCAGGATTTACTGGTGGCTCTACTAAAATGACTTCAGCAGAGGACAAAAGACTTGTTGCTGCTATTGACATTTATGAGTCAGACTTTGGATCAATGACTGTTGTACCTAACAGATTCTCAAGAAATAGAGATTGTTTTGTACTATCGCCTGATATGTGGTCAGTTGCGTTTTTAAGAGATTTCCAACTTATGGATCTTGCAAAAACTGGTGATGCACAGAAAAAAGCTATGTTAGCAGAATACACACTTGTTTCTAAAAACGAATTAGCAAGTGGTGCTGTATTTGATTTAACAACAGCTTAATCAAAACATTTATAGGAGGGGATTAATTTCCCCTCTTATTTATTAATAAACAATTTTGTTTTCTTTGAAGATTTTATAATCGGAACGAAGCAATACAAAAATAGGAAAATAACATGAGAACACTAAACGACTACTTTATAACATCTGCAATTCCAGATGTATCAACTGGATCATCAACTTTTGTTTGTGTACCAGATGGTGGAAGAATAATTAAAATTATTACACATAACAAAGCTACTACTACAGGAACAGCAGCTATCTCTTTTGAAATAGGTGGTGTTGCAGTAACTAATGGTGGAATTAGCCATACAGCTTCAGGATCAGCAGGTAGAGTTGCAACATCAGAACCAACTGCTGCTAATAGAGTTGAAGAAGATGGAACAATTGAATGTATCACTAATGGTGGTTCATCAAATGCTTCTAAAATGGAAATAACTTTTATTATCAGAAGATAATTACAAATTTTGTGGGGATCTTGTCTAGCGATACTTCCCCACAAATACCAATCAACTAAAAAGGAAATAAATTATGCCAATGGGAATGGGAACTTATGGTTCTAAAAAAGGACGACCACCTAAGAAAAAAGGTAAAAAGAAAAAATCAAAATCAAAATCAAAAAAGAAAAGGTAAATAAATTATGAGTTTTAATTATGGTTTAAGACCAGGAACAATACAAAAAATAACTATGGCAGGAACAGCAGCATCTGTTGCTTCATCTGCTTTTGGTTCGCAAACTGAATATGTTAGAATAGCTGCTTCAACAGACTTTCATATTATCTTTGGTGCAGCTCCAACTGCAACTGCTGACCATATTTTTATACCAGCAGATCAACCAGAAATTTTTAAAGTTTCTCCAGGTGAAAAAGTAGCTGCTTTAGGTGCAGATAGTACAGTTATTTCTATTACTGAAATGGGTGCTTAGTGGCTAAACAAAAGTTCACTACTTTTACTCCAAGAGATAAACCACCTAAATTAGGTAAGCACAAAAAAAGTTTAAATAAGTCAGAAAAAAGACAAATGAAAATGACTAGATATAAAGGTCAAGGTAGATGAAAAAAATAAGTCAAGAAACAGACGATAAAGGTATTACAGAAACCTTTTTAGATAATGGTGCAGATGGTGTTGTTCAAAAAAGATCAATAGATGTTAAGCCTATTTTAGAAAATAATAAAAGATTATATAATCAAAATGATGGTTATAGTCCTGACAAAGGATTAAAAAGAGTTGCATCAATACCAGTAGTTGTTCTTGAGATATGGTGCAAAGAATATCATAAAGATCAAAACAAAGGTAATTGGTTTGAATTACCAAGAGATATACAGAAAAAAATATTAAGAGAAAAATTAAACAGTTCTGAATTTAGATATTTTAGAACAGCAGAGGGCAATTTATAATGGCACTAACTACTTATACAACTTTAAAAGCATCAATAGCAAACTGGCTTAACAGATCAGATTTAACTACTGAGATACAAGATGATTTTATTAAACTAACAGAAGCTGATCTTAATTCTAAATTAAGAGTTAGATCAATGATAGCTCAAGTTAATATAACTGTTAATGCAGAAACAGCAGATTTACCAACAGACTTTTTACAAATTAGAAATTTTTATATATTAAGTGGTCAAACTAAAACTCCTTTAGTTTATACAACACCATCATCAATGGACACTACAAGTGGAACATCTACTACTGGAAAGCCAACTACATTTACAATTTTAGGAGATACATTAAGATTCTCTCCA